GGGAAGTAGTTCTGGTAAACTTTCATTTGCCTTACGTTGATCAGCATTAGACTCAAAACTTACTGTGTCTTCAACTCCATCGGGAAGAACAGTAGGATCAATAGTAATAGGAAATTTATTTCCACCAAAAAGTACTTCAGCAATCTGACCGTATGCAGCTAGTACTTTTGTTTTAGTTACCTTAACAAAGACTTGTGATTTTTCTGTAGAACTAAATTGTACATCAGGACCGTAAATACCACGATAGTTACGATAAGCTTGAATCCAACGTTGTTCATCAAGCTCTCGTGCAGTTTCCGCTTTAGAATATTTTTCTTTAACAAACTGAACAATTTGTCCTGTTGCTGGATCGGAATAGTCTTCTTCTTTTACATCTTCAATGGATGAAGTTTCCTCCATGTCCATCATCATATCTTCAAATTCTTCTTCCATATTCTATCCTTAATATCCAAATTTTGCGTCTGAAACTTGAAATCCTGTACGATGATTGTTTGAATCAAAATCAAATAAACTACTGCGTGGTCTAGTCATTACACCGTATCTTAAAGCATCGTACAAGTGGTCTTCCGCATTTGTATCTACATCTTCTGGATTATTTTTATCCAAAGGTAAGGCAGGTAGTTGAGAGATGGTGTTAGTACAATTGTTAAAAAATACCAATCTAGGTTCTTCTGTAAATTCGTCAATTTGTAATCGCCTATGTAATTCATTTTTACCTGCTACACGAGAGCCTCTAGATCTATCAGAAGGACGCCAACGGCAACCTTTCATAATCATTTGTTCAGCAAGGCTAGGGCCAGTATCACCACGATTATGCCAAAGAGAAGAGTCAAGAACTCCATAACGTATCTTTTCACCATCTTCTGCTTCTAGTATTCTATCTGCTAAATCAGTAGCAGTAACCTTAGATACATACATTTCTCTATATACAACTAATTGTTCTGCTGGAGTTACTGCAATCCACACAACCCCTGTGTGAGAACCATATCCATAGTCACAAGCTCTAAACTTAGCCCAACCACTAGGTATATCATAAGGTTCTATTACATGTTCTTTACGATTAAATTCTGGAAATGCTGCCCCTTCATTAATATCCCAATCACCCTCTAATAACTGTCTGCGTTGATGCTCAGGTAACGACAGAAGATTAGCTTCATACATACCATCTTCTGCTAGATAAGGATTATCGAATAAGGTAGCAGGGATAAACCTACGTCTAAATAAGGGCTGACCTTCTTTACTATGACCTTTAGGCCAGCATATAATTTCACCGCTGTCTGTATCCGTAGCCCAAAAAGTTTTATTAGGAGTATTAGGGTCAATAAAAGTTTTCTTTACCCATTGATGACCCGGACCTCCGGGGTTGCTGGTAGCCCTCATATATAAGGGTAGTCCACTGGCTTTGGTTGTCCGAAGACGTGACCTCATATAATTCCAAGGATAGGGTGTAGGCCATTGCGTTAATTCGTCAAAACCGATCCAGTTGAATGCCTGACCTTGATACCTCATAACATCATCGTCACGATCAAGGTAAGACATCCAGAGTGTTGCTCCACTCGGAGCTACCCAAGTCTTATCTCTTTCCATAAACTTAATACCGGGAATTGCTTTGGGATATAATTGTTTAGATACAGAGATAAGTTCTCTTAGTTCTTCAGTGCTTCTACGTACTAAAAGCATTCTAGCATTAGGGTTATTTAAATAACGTACAGGGTCAGCAACTAGACTATACGATTTACCACCACCTGCTGATCCACCATATAATACTTCTTGTTCAGTAGAAGCTAAAAACTCTGTCTGTGGACCGGGGTTAGGCTCAAATATAACTTCTCTGGTATTAAATTCTTCTACTTGCTCAACCTGAAGAGACTCTGGTTTCTCTTCCACCAAGTCTTTCTTCTTCAAGCTTCTTCGCCTTTTCGAGGGCTTTTTTGTATTTTTCAGCAAGCTGGCGTTGGTTTGCAGCTTCTCTCTGACGTTTTCGTTCAATTTGAACTCTCTTCATTAAACCTACGTGAGATATATACCTACCTGATTCTTCACTTAACCAAGCAGCTACATCTCTGTAGCTATACTGTTTTAGGTATTTCTTACCTTCCTCTAAAAGATCTAACTCTTCTGGGATAGGTAATAGTATATCACAATCGTCAGGGTCTTGTCTATAACCAAATGGAACTAATCTACCTACTCTTACTACTTTTCTCCACTCAAACTTTTCATTTGGTTTTGGAGCAGGTAGTGTCCAAACTTTATCAATCTTCTTCATTTTTAGGTGGTAAAATAAATAAAGGGCTTGCTGCAGTTACTTCTACTTTATCTGATGCTTTAAATCCACTACGATCTAATACATCTTTAGCTGCTGCCATTTTTTCTTTGTTACCCAAATCAGTTGGGCTATCCATAATTTGTTTCATAGAGTAAGCAGCTTTAGTTGCACTTGCTGCAATAAACCGTTTAGTAAGATCTGCAATTTCATCCTGCAAAGAATTTACAATAGCTGAGGTTGCGACAGTCTCTGCATACCCAGCCATCTTTCTTGCTTGAGATAAATTACCTTGAGCTTCTTCAAATAGAACGTTAAGAAACTTTTGTTGCTTTTCCGTTAGATTACGGCTCATGTTATCTTCCTATGCGGTTTTACTTTGGCTCTAACTTTTTTAGGTTGAGCCACAAACTGCTTACCCGCCTTAGTGCCTTTTCGTTTTGCTCGTGTTGTAGCGGCATACTCAGAAGCACTAAGAGACTTAATAGCTTTCTCAGGTAAATACCTTTCGCCTGTAGCCTTGGAACCTTGCGTTGATGGCTTACCACTCTTGGTTCTCCACTTCTGCTTACTCCAAGACTTTAGGCTTTTTTGTGATTTAGCTAATGCCATTTAACAACAGTCACACTCTGGATGACACTTACGATTAGTCAATGCACACCACAAACGTTTAAAATACTTTCTCATTTGTAACCACCACCTTTTGCTTTATATTGTTTTGCGACCATTTGGGCCTTCCTTGCGCTCCATTGTCCGGGTGCTCCACCTTTGCCTCCAGCTTTAACGGAAGCAACAAGGCGCTTACGCATACTAGGCTTAGTATAATTACCCGCTGCATTAACCGTAGATTTTTTGCCTGATTTCGCCACGACTGATCCCCATATCATGCAGTTCTTTGTTACTTAAATTCATAAGTATCCAATAATCTGCTCTTCGTTGTTGATTCTCTTGAATCTTTTTAAATATTTTCTTAAACATAGCACCACTCCTTTTATCTTGTGCAGGAGTAGTTTTACATAAATAGTTATATCATACTATAGATAAGATTGCAACCCCGTTATGCATTATCTGTTGGGGTCAAAGTACTCTTCTACAGAAACAATTACTTCCATAGTATTAGTAGTTTCACCAAAGACTACGATCTTATCGCCAGAATGTAAGTTAAAGTATCCACCATTTACAAGGTTAGTTACAGAGTGTCCTGACATGCTAAGTCCATTAGCTATATAATGATACGCATTATCTTCAGCATGATAAAACTGTACATAAACTTTTTTAGTAGAGTTGTTATTATTACTTATATGTAGATACCTAGTAATTGCACTAAAGTTAGCAGGACAAGTATACACAACAGTAGCACTAGCATCTGCCGAAGTAGATGCAATAGTGTACCCTTGTGTATGAAACTTAGATTTACTTAGATCTGGCATTAAAATCTTTTAAAGCTTGACGTGTGTTAAACCCACCATTATCTTTTTTATACTTAGCTTTATTCTTTTTAAAGAAAGCATTAAATGCTGCAGACTGACTAGGTAGTTTAGTATCTGTACCTTTTGGCAAATCTGGAAGTTTAGCCATTTTTTTACGTGCTTCTTTAGTAGACTTATTAGCCGCCTCTACTTCCATTTTTTCATCTAGTGTCATAACACCAAGTCTAGTTGGACCTTGAGCTTTTTTCTTTGGACGAGCTTTGGGCCTAATAGATTTTTTAGGTGCAGAACTAATAGGTTTTTTAAGATCTTCTGCATATACAGCAGCCATTACTTTACCATTTTTATCTGTATAGTAAAGTGCTCCAGCTTTTTTAGCAGCAGCAATACTTTTGTATTTACCTGCATTCTTTTTAGCTTGAGCAGCAGTCATACCCTTTGCTTTAAGTTGACTATTTAAATATGTACGTAATGATACAGCCATTGTTTTATCTCCTACTTATAAGTGTTTTTAGGGTTGGCAATACCAGTAGGAATAGTGCCAGTAGACTTAACCATACCACCCTGATTGTACATAGCTACTTTACCACCTTTGGCGTAAGCTTTTTTCTTCATCATGCCGCCTTTTTTCATACCTTTTTTCATATCGTTTGCACCTTTACCATCTGCTGCAAACTTAGGTACTGACATTCCATTTACTTTAGTCATCGGCATACCGCCCTTAGCGTAGCCTTTCTTTTTCATGCCTCCTTTGGCATATCCTTTTTTCTTCATCATTGTTCATTCCTCACTATATAAATTGTTGAACACTCGTTGCGTATCCCAAACATAGTCTACGTTTTCTTTTGAGTTGTATACATGTTGATTAGGTTTAAAGTCAGGAGCACCTTGCCCTGTCTCAAACCATGCTGGGTGAGTTACTCTCACTCTGTTATTGGGCAACGCAACAATGTTACCTGTATATTCTCCTGCATCTAACAACTCTAATACATGAGACTGTTTATGTTGTGCAGGATCATCTGCTACTTCATTATCTGTATAGTCTACAGTGAAGTAATACTTAGCTGGGTAGAACTCTCCATCTATCTTTGCTATCCAAGGCGCTGGGCTTGCTCTCTCTAGCTTGTACACACTATGTGTATGCGACATGCAATCCCAAGGTTGAGCTAAGTACGGGGGTAACTCGTTAGGCCACTCAGCCAAAGGTGTATCCGCAACCAACGCAGTGAGCGGCATCCTAGCCCACATCGCTCCACCGTGGACGTTTTCTGATTCGTCAAAGTCTGACTCACAGCCTGTGAAGATAACTTGGAAACTGAGTGTTCTATTGGGCATCGTAGTAACACCGATGACCATACAGTGAAGAAACTCTCCATGATATTCCTCTAAGTTTTTTGTGTATTCCCTACGTACCCATGCTTTAAAATAAGGTATGCTACTTGTTAGATACGGCATTATGTTTCCTTCGCAAGTCTGCTTTAGCTGCCTTAAATAAATTTGCTATTGCAGTTTTCTTCATAACTTTAGCACGTTGTTCTGCTACTGTCAAGATTTGTATTTTTCTTGCGTAAGGTTTCTTTATCTTTTTTACTTTAGCTATTGTAGCTTTTGCATCATCCATAGTAGCAAACTTAATTGATACTGTGTCTTTAGGATTCTCATCTGTGTATAACCTACGGCCTGAACCTTTAGGTTTTTTACCAGTACCTACTTTAGGATCTTTCTTTTTCATGCCACAATAAAGTCTACTATTTGTCCATCAGGAGTTCGTAGTTTATTAGGATTAGGATTGTAAGCGTACATCTGATTGACTAGTTTAAGATCTTCTACTGGTGTATCTGGAGTAATCTTATTAGGTTCTTCTACTTCGTTATTTCTGCTGGACCTGTCTTTATTTGCTTTCTCAAAAATAATATTATCATGAGTTTGAAATGGCATACTAGGTAGAGGAAAGTGAGAGATGAGAGTCATTACCACTTCACCTTATGTGACCAATATCTAGCTGATAATTTACTGGGCTTAGAGTCTTGAGCATTATGTCGAGCATAATAACTTTTCTTACGAGCTTTGTCTTTTGCAGACTTAGGATTCTTACCAGCACCACTTACACCTTGCTGCCCAAAACGAATAAACTTATAGGTGTCACCTTCTTTAGCCATAACACAATGTGACTTTTTAGGGTGATTAGGAGTTCTCTTAGGTTTGTTTACACCCTTGAGACCTTCCTCTTTCATCTTAGTCTTGACTCGCTCAGGTATACTCATCAGATCATACTCAGTGCTTGGTCTAGAGTTTCTTTATTACGCCTAGTCCAGCCACGACCAAAAGTTTCAAATGTTCTTAGAGATTCATAGAATTTCTGGCGTTGACTAAAAACACTTTCAATAATCATTTTAGGATCTTTATTCATAACAGCTTGTAGAGTCATAGGACCAATAGCCCCATCTGCTGTTGCTCCCACAGCACGTTGAATAGCTTTAGCTGGACGACCAGAACCAGAATTAACTCCCCAATCAAAGGCGCACCAATCTACACCACCGGGAAGATCATCCCCCCGAACTTTATCCCAATAGTTTTTCTTGTAAATAGGAGCTACATCTACAAATGTTAGGTCACGCATTTCTTGTTCAGTAGACTCACGACCAATCCACTTATCATATACGGCCTTAGTAACACCAAGGTTGGTCATACCACCCGGATCTTTAGGATGATTCACAAACCCACCTTCATGATGTAGTAACATTGATAAACATTTGTCAAAGTTCTTTTTCATTACTTTCTCCCGAAAAATTTACTTACTGACCTGATTCCTATAGATGCTGATACTATACCACCAAGGCTGTATTGATACCATGCTGGCATAGTCTCCAATGCAGCAAAGCCAGCTTGCACTATAGCATTACCCCAATCTCCACAAAATGCCAAAATCAATGGAATACTGAAAAGTAAAGTTATCCATTCGTCTTTCCAGCTATTCTGTGTAGCATTAATAGCTGCTAGATCCCAATCAATCTCACCAGTAGCTTGTTTAACTTTAATTTCTGCGTTAGCTTTTTGTATTGCTACTTTACCATCTAGATAAGTAGTAGCTAATCCCCCAACTGCTCCTAAGATTTGTCCAATCATTTCTCATGTCCTAACCAAACAGCAAATGCCCCGGTCATAGCACCAGTTACTGTAGCAGTAAGGGCTGTAGCCTGAGAAGTCATAGCATCTGGGGGTAACGACATAAACCAAAATAAAACTTCAATATACATCCATGTCATTACTAACATCATTAGTCTTGGCATAATTTTCCAAGCCAAAATACGTTCCATTGCTACAGTCATTCCCATTCCCTTTTT